CTTAAAGAACAAACAAAAAACACAAAAGACGAGATCACACAAGAAGAGTATCGCATCAAGGCTGTACAGGATGCTAACCTTCGCATGACTGAGCAGATTGAAAATCTCAAGCGCCGCCAGAGCATGTGGATTAAGAAAAAGAACGAAGATCTAGACTCGCTTGCGAATGCGTATGCAGAGCTGGACAAAATTGATATCGAAGCAGAGCTCGAAGCACATCATCAGCTAGCAGAGTACAAGAAAAAGAAACTGGAAATAGATCAGCTTAAAAACTACATTGCACAAAACGAACGTGACGAAGCTCGCGAACAACGTGCAATGGACCAGTTGAAAGCAGACATTGCCAGCTTGGAAGATCACAAGTGTCATGCCTGCGGACAAGACCTGCATGATGCTAGCCACGAAGAGCTATTGGCCGCTAAAAAGAAAGACCTGCAGGAAACAGCACTTAACGCACTGTCTGCTAACACACAGTATATTGAGAACACCGGCAAGTTGAAAGAACTAGGCGAACTTGGCGCAAAGCCCACAACATTCTATGACAAAGAAGCAGATGCGTTTGAGCATCGTGCTAGCCTAGGCAATATACTAAGTCAGCTTACAGCTAAACAGGATGAAGCAGATCCTTATGCCGAGCAGATTGTAGAAATGGAATCCAAAGCAGTAGAAGAAATTGATTACACAGAAATGAATCGTTTGACTCAACTGCGTGATCATCAGGAGTTCTTGTACAAACTGCTAACAAACAAAGACTCTTTTGTGCGCAAACGAGTTATGGATCAAAACTTAAACTATCTAAATCAACGTCTAAGCCACTATTTGGATGCTATTGGATTACCGCACACTGTGATATTCCAAAACGATCTAACTGTAATGATTACAGAGCTAGGACGTGAGCTTGATTTTGACAATCTTTCACGTGGTGAGAGAAATAGGCTAATATTATCACTAAGTTGGAGTTTCCGCGATGTGTGGGAATCACTGTACCAGCCAATCAACCTGATGTTTATCGACGAAGTTGTGGACTCTGGTATGGACTCCAGCGGTGTGGAATCGGCACTTGCTATACTTAAAAAGATGGCACGTGACCGCAACAAGAGCGTATGGCTAGTAAGTCACAAGGACGAGCTAGTTAGCCGCGTAAACAATGTGCTAACAGTAACAAAAGAGAACGGTTTTACCTCATATGGCACAGATTTAGAAGCAGTAAACTGAAATTTTTACTCCTTCAGATAAACAGGTAAATTACTATACACATGACAAGTCCACAAAAAGCAAAAGGTAACAGTTGGGAACGCAAGGTAGCAGATCATCTTACAGCATTGTACGGTGAGAAATTTCTGCGTGTGCCTGGCTCTGGTGCTTACATTGGGGGCTCAAATGTGCATCGCAAAGAGTCTCTGCACGAAGCGCAGGTCCGTAGTTTCAAAGGGGATATTGTTCCCGGCGAAAGTTTTCCGCGACTAAACGCTGAGTGCAAAAGTTACAAAGACTTTCCATTTCATCAACTCTTTCAAGGCTCATGTAAAATTCTAGACGGATGGATTGAACAATGTATGGAGGTAGCCGACGAAGGTGACTTCAATATCATTTTCATGAAATTTAATCGCAAAGGCATGTACGTTGCAATCCAGGCTCAGCCCAATAACACTTCCTTATTCTTTACCCGGCATTTTAATTATGGCACCGCTCATCACGGTCATTGGTTCATCATGGACTATGATTTGTTTTGGGAACTAAACGCAGACAAAGTCAAAGAACTCTGCAAATAAACAGTTAACAAGCTCGCACAGGCCAATTTCGTGTGCCCGGAAACCTGGATCTAGGATCACAGGGATGGTAAATCTCTTGCTGTAAAGAGTACTCAATCACTACCCGCAAGGATGCTGACTGGTTAAATGCCCCAGTTTGATTGTTTGAACAGAATTTAAGGCAAAAAGAGTAGAGAAATTCTACAGGTCGTACAGCATGTTAGCGTATGTGTGTGCGATTGCCGTTGTTATAAAGACGACACTCGAGGTACCGGACAACCGCCTCTGTAATTGTGTTAACGCTATGTGGCTGTAAGAACTCAGATGAAGCCGATCTTTGCCCTGTGCGGGCAAAGTGTGACCATAGAATCTAGATGAAACTATATCGCTTGAGCGTGTTAATTAATTGAAACCAATTAATTTTTTAGTTAATTGATTTGATTTAATTGAAATAATATCACTGAGCGATAGCGAAGTGATAGACTAACGAAGTTAGTCTTAAAAGAATGGTAACCCTGAATCCTTTGTAGATTTCATGTTATCCTTGATGATTTCGTTAATGATATCTTTTTCTTGTTGTCCAAGCATCATTGCATCTTCGTAGGACAGCCCTCCACGCATCCACCAACTAAAACGTAATGCTTCTTCACGGATGCTTCTGGCCTCCTTATCCATATTTTCAATGAGCTTTTCTATCTGCTCATCGTTTAGGCTTAGGAGGCGCGAACGAAAAAATTTGCGTAATCAAACGTAATTTCCATTTCAAATGGAGAACCACATGCATTACATGATGTTTGTTGTGCAGGTACTGTGCCTTCTTTAGCAATATCAGTGTATGCTGTTTGGATTACTTCAATTGTTCGTGCATCAATGTTCTTGTAGAAATCTAGGATATAGTTCTTTTCACGAACAACGTGTTCTTCTGTACCATCTGGGTTCATGATAGTGATTGTGTCTGTGCTGTCTGCTAGCACCATGCTGTTTAGGTCCACAATGCGCCCCATCTGTGTCACAGCTTCATTTACCTTGGTTTCGTCACCATCTGGCATTTGATCAATGCTTTGTGCTAGACGTTGAATTTCAAAGTTGGCCTTGTTGGTTTGATTCATGCCAAAGTAGATCAATGGCTTAAACTTAATTTTGATTGTATCAAGTGAAAATTCCTGGTCAAAGTCAGGTGCCTTGATCTTTTCAAGCATGGTGCGCAGATCTAAGGTATATGTGTTTACTTCATTACAATGCGGGCAAGTGCCGTCAAACTCCATATTATGTCCGTAGCTGGCAATACGCATGGCAATCAGCGTAGCATCTACGTCTGGGCTAGGCATTTTCCACGCATCTTTAATGTCTGGTACACAGCTTTGTATAACATCAACCATGCCTTGTCCGTTGATTAATGCGTCTGGTGTGCGCAGTAGAATTTCATCTTTGCTGGTCATTGGGTAAACTGCTAGTTCACCTGTTGCGCTCTGCTGTAGTGCGCCGTTGCTCCACCATTTGCCTCTGCTGGGCAAAGTGAAGTAAATTGCAGGCTGTCTAAAGTATTTGCTTAACGGATTGTTCTGTTGAGCTTGGTTTGGTAACCCTGGAAAAGTGGCCATTTTTTGATCCCCATAAATAATTGATATACGTTTATTTATAGGTAAAAAACCACTGTGGCAAATGAATTAACTCCAGACGATCTGAGAAACTTAAAGTACGCAATTGACGAGCTTACTAACTCGGTTTCTGCTTCTGCAAAACAAATAGCCAAAGATTCGGGCGTAGCTCAGTCTGACTATACAAAAACTATCAAAGAAGCTAATAAAACACAGGAAGAAGCTAACAAGAAAGCCAAAGACGCTAACAAGACTGCTGACGATACAGAAAAGAAAAAACGAGAGGAAATTAAAACTCTCGAGGACACCAAACGCCGTCTTGAAGAAGTAAACAAAACATTCCAAAACGTACAGAATCAACAGGGCAAGGTATTTAAAACTGGTGCAATGCTTAACCAGGTGTTTGGCACAACAGGTGCTAGCACAGAAGCATTTAACAAACAAACACAACGTATTAGCTCGGCACTTAGCAATGCACAGTATCAGCTGGAGCAGTTGCAAAAATCTCAAGCCGCGGGTGAACCTGTAAACCAGGACCACATTAGAACTTTACAAAACCAAGTTAAAACACTCAAGAGTCAAGGTGCGGCACTTGAAACAGTTACACTAGCCAGCGGATTAACTAGGTCCGCATTTGGTCAATTGGGACAAGTGCTACTGCGCCAGTACCAGATTGAAGCCGCGTATCAAGGCCAGTACATGCAACTGATGTCGCAAGGTGCTGACGGGTTCCAGTTATTAGGTGCGGCTCTAAACAGAAACGTTGATGCTACAAATGCGGCAAACCAGGCTATGGCCAGCTTTGCTCAAACTGCTGGACAAGCAATGGCACAAATGGGTGGCAAGATATTGCCACTTGTTGGTCTTGGTTTAAACATTCTCGGACAGGCCGCAAGTGCGGCAAGTGAAGCGGCCGCTAACCTAGCCAAGCAGGGTATTGCTATCCTCATGGCAGAAGGTAGTAAACTAATTAAAACTTACCATGACATGGGGCAAACAGGTATTGTGTTTGCAAATGGCATGCAAGGTATGATTGATGCCACTGCTGGTACCAAACTTCGCTTGGAAGAAATGGCCGCAGTTGTTAAGAACAACAGAGAGACCTTTGCTGAAATGGGCATGGGTATGAGCGAAGCTACCAAGATGATTGGTGGTGTTGCTAAGTTACTTGGAAGTACAACCGGTAAGTTTGCCTACGCTGATAGACAGTTGCAAGCATTAGGTTATAGTTATGCTGAACAAGCAGAGCTAGCGGCAGATGCGGCCGCACAGATGAATCGTGGCCCGGCAAAAGCAAGTCAAGATGAAGTAGCTGAAGCTACAATGGAAATGGCCAAGAGCATGGCGCTGGTTGCCGAAGCCGCTGGTGATGACATGAAGGCCAAGAAAAAGGCAATGGCGGCCGAGCAGGAAGAGTTTGCAGTCAAAGGTGCGTTGATGAAAATGCAACGTGACGATCCTGCACGTTATAAGCAGTACATGGATCAACAGCGTGGCATGACAGAAGCTCAACGAAAGGCCGCTAATGAACTATTAGTCTACGGAACGGTGCGTGACAAAGGTCTTGCTATACAAATGGCAAACGACTCTGGTTTTAGAAAGAGTGTACAGGAAAACAAAGCCGCATTAGACAACGGTACTGCAAGTGCAGAGCAAGCATTAAGAGTTCGTGGCAAATACGACAAAGAGTCAATGGATGCCCAAATCAATATGTCTCAGACTATTGGTAAAGGTCAAACTAGTCTAGCAAAAGAAGTTTCTAAGCAAGGCAGTGAACAGTTAAGTCAGGACGTCAAAGACAAAGCACTAGCAGAGCCAGGCGCAATTGACAAAGCAGTAGCAAATCAGAAAAAATTAACTGAAGGTGTTAAGCCAGGTGGCGGTGGTGACAAGACTACTCAACTTCTAATAGAAGCAAATGAGAAAGGTGCTATTGCGGCCAAGACACTGCAAGAGATAGCTGTTAAACAGTTGCCATTGTTTGCAAAACAAATGGACAAGATTCTGCAAGAGCAGATCAACGCACTGAAGCATGCGGGCATTCCAACAGGTGGTGGCGACAAGTTCAGCGCACTATTACAAAAATATCTACCATTGATTTTAGGAGCTCTAATAGCCATACAGGCTGGCAAAGGAGCGGTGGACACATTCAAGTCAATGAAGAGTATGCTCAAAGGCGGCGCCAAAGAAGGCGTAGCTCAGTCATTGCAAAAAGGCAAGGTTGGCAAAGAAGGCGAGATAGTATCTAGTAAAACCAAAACTGGACAAGAAAGACACTACAAACTAGATGCCGAAGGAAAGAAAACTCGAATTTCTGATGCGGAAGCCAAATTAGCAAAACAAGCACAAAGTATTGAAAAAGCCGCAGAAGGTGGTAAAGGTGTAATAGGCAAGGTCACTGAAAAGTTTTCAGCATTAAACAAAGGACCACTAGGTAAACTAGTAGGCGGCGCGGCAGTAGTAGGTAATATCTTGAACGTAGGCATGGCAGTTAAAGATGTCATGAGTGCGCAGAAGGATTACGAAAAAGCTAAAAAAGCGGGCGATAAAGAAGGTATGAAAGCCGCTCGTGCTAAACAAGGCGAAAGCGTTGGTGGTGCGGCAGGTGGAGTAGCAGGTGGCGCTCTAGGCATGGCACTAGGTGGTCCAGTAGGCGCGGCCATTGGCAGTTACTTGGGTACTGAGCTCGGCGGTATGCTGGGCAAGTATGCAGGTCCATACTGGGATATGGCAAGCAAAGGTATTAGCAAAGCATACGACACTATCAAAACTGGCATTGTTGGCTTTATGAAGAAAATTCCTGATTACTTCATGACTGCAATGAAATGGGTATATACACTGCCAGATAAAATCAAAGAAGGCATGCACGGGATTGGTCAATGGCTAAAAGGTGCAATTAAACAATTACCAGCCGCGTTGAAATCAGTGTGGTCATCCATTAAGACTGGACTAGTTACTGCCTTTAATGGAGTCATTGACTTTATAAAAAATGTTGATTGGATGGGGGTGCTTAAAGGCATTGGAGAAGCAGTATTTGTCATGGTTACTGCTATTCCTCGAACACTCTTAGCAATAGCTGAAGGAGCAATTGATATATTTTCTGAAGTGGGTCCTGTACTATGGGACGCTGTTAAAGACATCGGCAACTGGATGTGGGAAGGTGTTAAAGATGTTGGTCTTTGGATGTGGGAAGGACTTAAATCCTTGCCAAAGAAAATGCTACAAGGCATGAAAGACTTAGCTGTGTGGGCATGGAAAGGCTTGAAAGACATTGGGCCTAAGGTGTGGTCCGCACTTAAAGACACAGGTGCAAAACTCTGGGACGGTGTTAAAGACATTGGTGAGAGAGTTTGGGAAGGCGTGTCGGACATTGGTTCAAGACTGTTTGACAGTGTTAAAGACATAGGCTCATGGATCTGGGACGGTATTAAGAGTTCACCAATGGGGCGGCTTGGCGAGTTTGTACACGAACAGTTGAGCAAAGTTGGTACCTGGGTAATGGACGGCCTTAAGAATATAGGCACATGGATCTGGGACGCAATCAAAGCGTCTCCTATTGCACACATTGGTGAGTTTGTGATGAACAGTCTAAGCAAACTTGGATCATGGGTGTGGGATCAACTTGGCGGCATTGCAACCAAGGTATGGGACAGCTTAAAAGGCATTGGCGACTGGATCTGGAATGCAATTAAGAATTCTCCTATTGCCAAACTAGGTACCTGGATCTTTGATGCAATTAAGAATTCACCAGTTGGCCAACTAGGCAGTTGGATCGGCGATATGGTAATGGCAGGTGTTACTAAAGTCAAAGAATGGATGACATCATTCATGGACTGGATAAAAGAAAAAGCTCAAAGTTTAGTTCCGGACTGGGTTAAGAACTTGATGGGTGACAAAGCCAAACCTGCAGATGCCAAACCTGCAGATGCTAAACCAGCAGATGCTAAACCAGCTACAACAGCACCAGCTAACCCAGCAGAGAAGAAAGCAGAACCTGTTAAAGCAGGCCCATCTAACCCTTCTCCTTCGCCGAACACATCAACAGCAAGATCTGTTCCTGCACCGTCAGTAACTCCAACTGAGAAAGCACTTACTGCGGATGAGAAAAAAGATGTTAATGCTACGATTGCAACGCACACCAAATATACAAATGATCTATTGATTGCATTAAAGAATGATTTTAGCACCCTTAACAGACAGATGATTGCACAGCTAGCAGAACTAAACTCACACGCCAGCAATACTGCGGACTCAACGAAAAAGTTACAGAAGCAAGGCGCATAGCCTTAAATATAGCATTAGAGAGAATATCACATGTCCTGGAAAAAATATTTTAGAGGAAGTAGCTTACCGCAAAACATCAGTCCGGTTGCGGCTGGGTTTAATCGCAGTATGGACCCTGGCTATCGCAATTACCAAAGCCAGTTGCCTGAAGTTTATGTAGGGCACCCAAACCGACTGGAACGCTATAATCAGTACGAGCAAATGGACATGGACTCGGAAGTTAACGCGGCTCTAGATATTATTGCTGAATTCTCCACACAGGTCAACGTTGATAACAACTTGCCTTTTACAGTACACTTTCGTAGTAACCCAACCGACAATGAAATCAAAATCATCAATGAACAGTTGGATCAGTGGTGCAAACTAAACGAACTAAACAAACGTGCATTTAAAATTTTCCGCAACACCATCAAGTACGGTGATCAGGTTTTTATTCGTGACCCAGAAAACTTTAAACTCATGTGGACAGAAATGAGCAAGGTTACTAAAGTTATTGTTAACGAAAGCAAAGGCAAAGAGCCAGAGCAGTATCTTGTTAAAGACCTAAATCCAAACTTTGAAAACTTAACAGCCACAGCTATTGCGGCAACAGACACTTATATGAATCACCCACAGGTGGGTGGCCCAAATGGTGGCTATGTACAACCGGCCGCACCAGGCGGCGGAGGCGGTGGTAGCCGTTTCCAACATGCACAAAACGAATATGCAATTGATGCAAAACATGTGGTTCATTTGAGTTTAACAGAAGGCTTAGACGTGTTTTGGCCTTTCGGAAACTCTGTATTGGAGAACATTTTCAAGGTGTTTAAGCAGAAAGAATTGCTGGAAGATGCTATTATTATCTATCGTGTGCAACGTGCGCCAGAGCGTAGAGTGTTTAAAATTGACGTTGGAAATATGCCTAGCCACATGGCCATGGCGTTTGTAGAGCGTGTAAAGAACGAAATCCATCAAAGACGCATTCCAACACAAAGTGGCGGCGGGCAAAATATGATGGATGCTACATATAATCCGCTAGCAGTTAACGAAGACTACTTCTTTCCAGTAACAGCAGACGGCCGTGGCTCTAGCGTAGAGCCGTTCCCAGGAGGACAAAACCTTGGTGAAATTACTGATTTACACTTCTTTACTAATAAGTTATTCCGCGGTTTGCGTATACCTAGTTCATATTTGCCAACAGGGTTAGATGACGGTGCGCAGGGCTCGTTCACTGACGGTAAAGTTGGTACAGCAATGATTCAAGAATGGCGTTTTAACCAGTACTGTATTCGTTTACAGAAGATGATTGTTGAAACGCTGGACAAAGAATTTAAAACATTCATGCGCTGGCGTGGTGTAAACATTGATAATCAACTGTTTGATTTGATATTCAATGAGCCACAAAACTTTGCTAGCTATCGTCAAGCAGAAGTAGATTCTGCACGTATTAACACATTTACACAGCTAGAACAGTTTCCATATCTAAGCAAACGTTTCTTGATGACACGTTACTTGGGCTTGACAGAAGCAGAAATGTCAGACAACGAGCGCATGTGGAGCGAAGAGCAAGGCGATGTAGAAGCCGCACCAGCAGAAGAAGCAGGTTTGCGTAGTGTAGGCGTAAGCCCAGGTGGTATGCAAAGCGACTTAGACAGCCTGGATACACCAGCGGATGCGGAAGCAGAAGGCGGAGCACCAGAAGCCGCACCAGGTGGCGAAGCACCAGGCGGCGCAAATTTAACCACACCAAGCGTTTAATATCTTTTGGGTATAAATAACATACTATGAACGTATTTGAATTATTTGACCCGTCTCCAGATCACGAAGGGTACAGCACAGAAAAGCAAGACAATTCTGTGTTGAAACTTAGTGATCTTCGTAAAACCCGACTTAGTCTAGATCAGATCAATCGCATGAGAATCATGAACGATGTGCGTAATCTTGAGCATGAGCAAAAGCTAAAGAAGGTGTCAAAACAGTATAAAACCGCCGGTGGCGGAGAAGAAATGGCCGGTGGTGCCCCTGCTTCTGTTTAGTAATAACTGTCTTATGACTTCAAAATAAGTCAAAAAACACCGTTATTTCACTATTTTTTAATCTACCCACTAAGTACGTTACAAAGCCCTAATTTAAGGAGTTCTAAATGAACAAGTATGAAAAACTAATTGAATATATCGTTAACGATGAACAGGATAAAGCCCGTGCATTGTTTCACGATATTGTTGTAGAAAAAAGCCGTGGCATCTATGAATCAATGATGGACGACGACAAGCGTCACGTTGGTGGCGACGAAGTTGAAGAACTAGTTGACGAAGTAAGTGCTGACGAAGAAGGCGTTCGCGAAGAAGACGAAGAAAACTTTGATATGGACCATGAAGATGGCGAAGGCGAAGTTGGCGGAGAAATCGGCGACGAGTTTGGCGGCGAAGAAGAACACGGTGAAGAGAACATTGAAGATCGCGTTATGGATCTAGAAGACGCTCTTGACGAATTAAAAGCAGAATTTGATCGCTTGATGAGCGACGAAGAACACGAGCCAGAACATCACGACGGCATTGATGATCCTGAATTCGGCGGCGAAATGGACAGCATGGGCGACGAAGAAATGGAAGGCATGGGCATGATGGAAGGCAAACCTAAAAAAGGTGTAAATCCGTTTGCTAAGAAAGATGACGAAGAGGATGACGAAGAGGAAGAGGTTGAAGAATCTCGCAACTATCGTAAGTCTGACGCTGAAAAACTACGTGAATACGTAGACAAAGTAGGTGAAGTCTATAGCCAAGAGCCAGCAAAAGGCGAAGGCAAAACTGTTGGTACAGGTGGCGATAACCCAACTGTTAACAGCAAGTCAATCGTAGCTGGTAAGAACGACATGGGTGGTACAACTGCAAACATCGTAAAAGGTGGTTCAGAGTCTAGTCCAGACAACAAAGCAGTTCCACAGCCAAGCAATGAGTACAGCAAGAAGAAAGGCGAACTAAAAGGCGCAGGTTCTTTCAAAAATGTACCAGGTGGTAACGCAGGCAAAACAGCCTACAAAGACCAAGCTAGCCGTCAACCTGCAAAGAAAGACAGCGAGTCAGGTAAAGAAGTAGGCGCAAACGGTTCAGTTTCTGTAAACAAGAAGTCTGAAATCGGTGGCAAAGTACGTTAATAGAGAAACTTAGATATGGCTTTGTATCTTAAAGAGGCACTTACTTTTGATGCCGCCCGTATGGAAGTCCTCCTAGAGGATGACAAAGACGGCAAAGGGGGTAAGAATCTCTATATGAAAGGGATATGCATCGAAGGTGGTGTCAAAAACGCCAACCAACGTGTGTATCCTGTTTCTGAAATTGAAAAAGCAGTTTCTTCCATTAACGAACAAATCAAAGGCGGATATTCCGTTCTTGGGGAAGTAGATCACCCAGACGATCTAAAGATTAACTTAGACCGCGTGA